TTATGAGATTTACCAAACATACCATTCTTTTCACCACGATTTGATTCCGCCATTTTTTCTAACCATTCTTTACTAAATGGTGGTCGTTTTCTTCCCGTTTTTGCTTCACTTATTTTGCGTCTTGACTCTTCTTTTTTCGCAGGATTTTTATTGCCTTTATTCATCTCACTTCTAAATGCACGTAATTCATCACTAACAGGTCTATTATACATGGGATTGTTTATACCACTTACTCTTTCACTTTGTAACTTTGAATATGCTTCTTTAAGGTTTTCATATACTCTGGCAGTTATATAATTATTATAACGCTGCTGATTTGGATTTTCAGCCTTCATCATTCTTAAGGCATAAATCATTTTCGTTCTGAATTCACCTTCATATATCTTGGTCAATAACCAATGACATATAAAATGTTCCCTTGCTGTTAAATTGACTAGGTTGTCTTTTTCATCAGAACCTCCCAAACTTTTTGGAATTATATGGTGCTTCTCACTATACCCATTCAATGTTCTGTTTTTTGCATTAGAAGTTATTAAATTATACCAACGATTGTATTTGTTCATGTATTTATTTATACATTAGTTAATTCTAAATAACAATATTTTCCCAATAAAAAAAGGGGCACAAGGCCCCTTTAGTATTATTTTATTGACTTTAGATATTAACTAAAGGCAAGGTTACTCACAGATATTTCTGAAAGATAGTCACCTGCGTTGCCAAAAGATGAAGCAACGTTCGTGAGCTCAATGTAGCCATATCTCGTCATAAAGCCAACTACTGGTTCGAAAGTTGATGGATCTAGTACAACACCACTTGACATTAGAGGAATGTATGGGCAGTAGAATGCAGCAGCATCAGCTTCTGAAGTTCCCTTATAACCAACTAGTACTGGGATAGTGTCGTCAGCATAGCTGTCAACATAAACACGCATTGCGCCATTTAGAGTACCAACAAACTTAGTGTTAGTTGGGGCTTCAAATGAACCTTCAGTAGTACGAGCAAATGCTGAAGTAGTTGCACTCTGTAGAACTGTTAGAACAGTTGGAGAAACAACACACCAGTTACCAGCACCACGACGTGTACGCTGAGCAATTACGTTTGCAGCCTTGTTGATTAGAACTGCTAGAGCAGCATGTTCGTCACCAACGAATGTTGCAGTACCTGAAACAGTAGCCTGGTTGAATGTATATTCGCTTAGGGCTAGTGAACGTAGGCTGTATAGGATTTCCTGATCGATTTCAGCAGTGATTTCCTGGGCAAGAGCTGCCATGATTTCTGCTTCAATATCAAGACCATGCATTGCCTGTGCGTCCTGAGCTGCTTCAAAAGTCCAGCGAGCTGATAGCTTGCGAGTCTTAGCTTCTACAGGCTGCTTCAAGATCTGCACGTTCAAGCGACGACCTGGAGTACCTTCCATTGAACCTGTGGTTGCTGCAAGACCAGTACCAGTTGCACCAGGAGCACTACCAGAGTAGCCTGAAGCAATCTTGAATGGACTTAGAGCTTCGTCACCGACGTTAGCACCAGTAGCAAACTGACCTGAGCCACTGCTAGTGAAGCCGTCTGCATAACGAACACGTAGAGTATGGATCTGTGCAACAGGTCCAGTCATTGGCTGAACACCAACGATTTCGTTAGCAATAACAGTTGGCATAACACGACGGATAACTGGTAGGATAACACGGTTTAGTGTTGCTACGTTACCTGATGCAGTGCCACCAGCAGTTGCACTTTCTGCCAAATACTTCTTTGTATTCTCGAGCACAATGCTCATTGATGTTTTACGATTGCCGGATAGACCTTCTAGCAAAGCTGCCTTAGTTTCGTTCCAACGTCCTTCTAGTAATTCTTGTGACATTTTAAATTTTCTCCATTATTAGTTTGTTTTAAGACCAGCTAAACGACGCATCTCAATGATATTGTTGTTTAGGGAGTCAGTGGTAGTTGGTCTATTTCCAGTTACGGCAATCTTAGATTCTGCGATCACAGTCTTCTGTGGAGCAGCAGCATGTCCTTCCATGACAGGATTTAGATACTTTTTAAATGCGGCCTCTAAGCGATCAGTTGGAGTTGATTCCAAGAGTTGCTTCATGACGTTGGCCTTCTCTTTGCTGAGTGGCTTCATTAGTTCGTCAATCTTACTATTACGCTCAATTGCTTCATTAATTCTACGGATCTCAGTTTCCTTAGCCTTTGCACTAGCTTGGGCTAATTCTGCTGCTTCACGAGCTTCCACAATCTGACGTTCCATCTTTTCAACGGTTAACATCATCTTTTTAAGTTCGGCACGCTCATTTAAATGTGTAGCAGTAAATTCTGTTGCAAAAGCTTCAAATATTCTACGACCGAAATTATTTTCTTTTGCTTCCTGAATGTCTTCTTTCAATTGCTTGAGTTCTGTACGTAGGGTTTGATCAGTTACTTGTTCAACTAGAGCTGAGCTACGCTGAATGAATTTCTCACTCAATGACTTCAACTTAGCTTTACCTTCTACAACTAGCTGTACTTTTGCACGAGCCAAATCTGCCTTATCTTCAGCAAATTCAACAATCTCCTTACGAAGACTTTCTGTTACATAGTCATCTAGTTTTGCTGTTGCTGATTTAATAGCAGCACGATCAGAGTGTAGTTCAGCAATTTCCTTTGCAAGAGCTTCGTTTAAGAAGTCTTCAAAGTTTGCGGCCTTAGCCATCATTGCTTCAGTGAACTTTACACGATCTTGAGCAATAGAAGCACGTTCAGCAGCAATCTTTTCGACTTCTGCTACAAGTGTTTCTGATACCATACGATCCAGAGCTTCAACCATTGTTGACTTATCGTGTTCATAACGACTTGCCATTTCTTCACGGATTTCTGCACGAATAGTATCACGAGCTTCATCTAACTTGGAATTCCAAGCAGACTCTAGAACTTCGCGAGTTTCTTCGTTCAGGATACCGTTGTCTATTAATGGTTTTAATGCTTCGAACATTATATTCTCCTGAATCTTATCTAATCTTTAATTCATTGATTAATCTTGCCACTTCACTAGCAAGATACTTTTGTGCTTGTCGATCATTGTTTAAATCTTTAGCTATTTCTAATACACGGTGCCCGCCCTGCATGTTCATAAGACCTTCATAAACAGCAGTTGGATATGCACTTGGTGCACTAGGTTGTGCTACGATATCAACAGTAACAATATCAAAATTGCTAACTGTTCCGCTACCTTCATTAACGTCACCACTTCCGCGGCTGCTAACTCCGAGCTTTACACCAGCATTTAACATTTCACTTACTATCTTACCCATTGGTGTAGGCAAGATTTTCATTTTGCCGCAGCCCTTTGCGCCATCTAACCACATCTCTGTAATCATATGACTAACACGATCTAAATTAATTCGTAGATTAGTGGGGTGATCAACTTCTCCAAGCACAGAGTAACCTTTGCTAATCTGTTCATTTAGATTTGTTACTGCTCTGGCAATTTCGTGAGGGGGATAAACACGCTGATTGGCGTTTTTAACCCCACCCTCAATAAAGATGCCTTTCATATACAGGTCTTTGCCTTCATTAGAACGCATTGTTTCCATACGAGCCTGATCAAAGCTAAGATTTTCTGTTAAAAAAGGTCTCATTTTTATTCCTTACTTCTTTCCGCCAAGTTCAGAACGCTTATTAACACCAGCTGGTTCGCTAGTTACTGGCTTCTTAGCACCTGAAAAAGACTTTCCTGCGTCGCCGCCTGGAGAATTTTCGTACTTAGCTGGACCAAACTTTCCGTCACCCTTTGCATAAGCATTACTTGGCTTCTTGTATTGCTTATTATCTGGATCTTCGTTTGAGCCGCCTTGAACAAGATTCTTGGCAGTACCACCCATGTCATTCTTACCAGCTACAACACTTTTAGTGTTCTTCTCGCCAGTATTTTCATGATCACCAGTATTAGCACCTACGTTTTGACCACGTGGACTACCAGCAAATTCGCCCTTATATGGCTCGCCAATCTTCTCAACGTACTCACGCATTACGCCTTCTTCTGGCATTTCATGCTCTTCTTCACCAGCTTCATCTGACATTAAACGCTCAAACTCTGCCTTTAGGTCGTCAAGTGCATCTTCAAGATCAACTACACGATCTTCAATACCACCTTCGTCATGACCCATATCGTCATCCATGCCATCATCACCAAATGACATTTCATCGTCTTCTCCGTCCATTCCCTCTTCATCAGCGGAAATGTCGCCCATCATGTCGTCAGTCTGATCCATTGACTGATGTGGATCTTCCATACCTTCCATGTCTTCAGCTACAAGCTCATTATAAATGTCACGTGACTTCTCAACAACTACACTATGAAAAAGCTCGTTTGCCTTTTCTGTTTCGTCATTGATGATGTACTCAATTAACTGTTCAAATTTATTTCGCATTTATCACTCCTAACAGGTTAGTTCTATGCTGTGATTTTATTTACAGCATATATTTCATTTATGGGTAAAATAGGGTTATTTTGACTGATTTGACGAAGATACGCCTATTAGGCTGCTGGAGCAGCCGATTGACCATACTGAGTTTGAATTTTTTTTAAACTTTCTTTGAACTCGATAGTTCTTTGGTCATTCATCTTACGCAATTGATTAATTTGTGCTAAAGTCAAACGGGTCTTACGCAAATCTTCAATCTTGTTCTGACTCTTGTCATTTGCAAGATCTTGATATCCTTTGCGATATTCCTGAAACATCTCATTCAGCAGCATAATTTATATTACCCCAACATTCTATTTAGTTATTGAGCCAAAGAAGAATCAGCCCCTGGAGGCTGTGCTGCTGAAGGTGCCGGTGCTCCACCTGGGCCGCCTGGTGCACCTTGTGGATTAGCAAGTTCAGCTCCTGGTACATCACCTTCTGCTCCGCCAAGATCACCAATAGTATCTAAATCACCTGTGATACCGCCTGGAGTAATACCAACATTTCTCATGTCTGACCCAGCAGCACTAGGCTCTTCTGGAGTACCACGCTCTTCATGCCATAGTCTATCATTCTCTGCTAATTCCATCTCAGTTAGACCAAGATACTTTTTAAGCATAAAACGCTTGCTTAGATATTCAACATCTTTAATACTGGTAAATGCTGTGATACGTTGACTGTTTAATTCTAAATCTCTATAAGCAGCAAAGTTTTGAGGCTCATTGAAACGTAATTCAAACAAGCTATTGTCTAGATTAAAGCCTCTCCACTTAAGAAATAACTTAAATTCTTTGTCAAATGTCTGTGCAATATACTTCTGTAGTCTCTTACAATATTCGTTAAAACGATATTCCTGTATAAGTGCAGTTGTTACTTTACCGTCTGTAAATGCACGGTCACTGTCTTCAGCACCAGTTGGCAAATAGCTAGATGGGATACGTAACCCTCTGTATAGCTTGTTTTGGAAATAACGAAGATCGTCAATTTCACCTAAGTTTTGTCCACCTGGTAGCACTTCAACTTTACTACCGCGACCATCTGCTGTCTGAGGAAAGAAGTAATCTTCATTAATGCTTAGTGGATT